TTCGTACCACTTCATTAAAGGTACACAATCATTCAACTCTTTAAAGTCGTTTCTATACCCTTTATAAACCGATTCTACGACCTCATTAAAGATAAATGGTTTCCCATTCTCTTCAAAGTATACCCACTCATAATCTAATCCTATGGTCTTTAAATACCTATTGTCTAAAACTAATGTATTTACATTTATTATTTTAGATATTTCAAATTTAACTAACTTCTTTGCGTCTATGTGATTGAAATTAATTATTCCATCACTTCCGTCACTTTGTCTATAATAAAGGAATGACAAACGATTTCCCAATGGGTGTGCTCTATGTGAACTCCATACAGGAACAATAAGGTCAATATTTACATTACCCCCTAAAAACAAAAGTAGGGTATGTTTATCTTCAATTAGATTCATACCCTACTAATATACTAAAAATATTTTGATTTACAAAATTTATTCTCCCCAATGTTTTTCACGTAATTCGTAAATATCAATTGGTTCTCTTTTCATTTGATTACCTGGATGAAAATATGCTCCTTGTTTTAAGTAACCACATAAGAAATTTCTTCTCATTCTTGTTGTATCTCCATTTGGTTCACTACCATGTACTACATGTGAGTGTAATAATGCAACTTGTCCTTTTCTTAAATATCCTTCAATCTTACGGAAATCATGTCCTTCTGGCATTACACAACTGATACCTCTTTCACTTCTCCAATTACCTGTATTGGTTTTCTTTCTTTCTTCATTATCTTCAATCGGTAATATTGGTAATCTATGTGAACCTTCGTAATTCCAAACTGCTCCATTTTCAGGGTCGTGATTATCTAATGCTAATGCTGTATTTACAATTTCATTATGTCCACAACCAGTATAGAATGCGTTTTGATGCATATCTCTACCTAATTCACCTTTTGGTTTATAATAACCCCAAGTTTGCATTCCAACTACATCACCTTCCATTAGAAATTCACATGCTTCAATCATCTTTGGATGTGAAAACATTTTTTGAATTTTTTCAGAATGTTTATGTGGGTGCATAATTGGTTCAAACTCTTGCCACTTTTCAGGTTCGTTTGAATTTCTTTCTAATCTTAATCTATCTAATTCTGCGTTTAATTCATCAACCTCTTGTTCGGTTAATAATTCTAAAACTGTAAAACCTCTGTATCTCCAATCAAAGGTCATTTGTTGTCTTTCCTCTTCAGATAAGTGTTTATATTTTTTCATAACTAATTTGTTTGTATAATTAAATATAATCAAAATTATTTTAATTACCAAATTTTTAGATGATTTTTATCATTTATAAAATTGTAAAATATTTGGTAAGTATAAAGAAATATTTGGTAAAACTTTTGATGTATACATTATAGATGTTTTATTTGAATTAACCACACCTCTATCATCTATGTCACCATTACTTTTATATACAACATCCAATGGGCCCGCTATCCTCCACTTCAATTCAGCTATCAACCAAAATGGTTTATCTTTATATGATTCAAAAGTATGTTCATCTATTTCATAAATAAACCCATTTAAATCGTTTGCTCTTCTAACAAAATATCGCATTATAAATCCCAATTCATAATCACTAGATGCTGGTGATGGTACGATTGTTTGTGGTGTATTTAAATCAAATATATTTGAACTAATTTTATACATACTATCCGTTTTTACTACTTACTCTATACCCAGCTTCTATGACAGTTTTCCAACCATCATTTTCAATTTGATGTTTTACATTTGTTACTTGAAAAAATCCGTTAATATTATATACTTCAGGAACACCATCTATTTTAAATACTTCACCACAATTTATACCCGATGTACCATCTAATATAATTGTTATTTCTAAAAAAGTTAATGCAGATGTTGCTTTGTTATTTTTTTCATCATGTACGTCAAGGTTATTTGCCAAAAATCCTTTATCGGTATATATTAAAGTTTTTGGAGTTTCTTTTGTATTTAATGGATTAAATTTAAATTTTACACTTTTACTATTCAAAGACTCTTCTTCATTTTTATCTTCGGTGGTTGCATCTCCTTCTTTTTTCTTTTCGGTTGCGACTATTCCTGCTTTTTCTAATACAGCTTTCTTTTTTGCATTAGCCGTAACCGATTCTAATGTTATATCCACTGCACCTCTATCAACTGACATAAAATTATCTGCATTTTTAAATACCGACATATCAAATTTAGCATATCCCTCTGGTGTAAATATATATTTTGTTCCATCCGATTTGTCTGGTTCCGCCAATGTAATGGGTTTTATTTTATCTTTTTCTTTTGGATTTAAAACTGAATCAATCATTGATATTGATGAAAATGCAGCTTGTCCTTGTGCCAAATTACTTAATTCAAAGTTAAATTCAAATCCCCTAATTATTGAATCGGCAACACCAACTTTAAATCTATATAAGTTATCAAATACATCAGGAGAAAATTGACCCAAATTTAAAGTGCTATCTAATATAGTAAAAGTACCACCTGTGGCTGCATCTGTTTTTCCTAATATCAATTTACACTTTCCGTATAAATTTTCATTTATCAAACTAGTTAATTGATTAAAAAAATCTGCTCTATGTGTAGATTTTTTCCACATACTAAGAAATGTGTCATATTTTACAAATATATTTAATAAATTCCCATATTGTTTACCGGATGTACTATCTATCATTTTACCATTAACATCATATATTCCAGTAGTTGAGTCTAAATTAAATGAATATTTATTTATTTTATTCAATATTGGTTCTACTTTTTTATCCTTTGTTTTTTTAATTACAATTTTATCTTTTTTTTCAGTCACACCAAATTGTGGCATTTTTCCAGGAATAATAATATCACTACTATATGATATTATTGTACCAGGTTGTAATGTATTAATTGGTATAATTGGTTTTGTTTTACCACTATCTTCATAAAATTCGCTCAAAGATATTTTTGAATCAGATGTTTCAATTCCTAATTGGTCATTTGTTAAATTTAAAATATACCTAACTGATAAATACGGATTTAAAGATGCTTTTGTATCATCTTGTTTTAATGCAATCATTTGCCAATTAAAAAATTCATCTTTCCATTTTGTTTCATTTCGAAGGTCGTCCGCTAGATTAATATTTAAATCCGCTTCTATTTTTGTTATCCAACTAGTAAATTTATCAAATATTATATTTTGTTGTGCGGTTTTAGAATCTGCTTTTGCGGGTGTTTGTGGCAACCACATCATCATTGTATTAGATGATGCAATTTCCAATTCAACATCATATGTCAAATCATCAGATATGGTAAATTTAAAATCAGTAACCGTTCCGGCTACATAATCATAATTACCATCGGAATCTGTTATTTTTTTTGAATAAGTTTTTCTTGCAGATAATTGACCAGAAAAATTTGTATTATAATCTTTTAAAAATTCATCCCATGTTTTTCTAGCACTTATTAAATCATCTAACGTAGTTATATTTTTTGTTAATATTCCCTCATTACTTCCAAATTCAACCAAACAATGCATTGATGGTCTTAAATAAAACAATTCAAACATTTCCAATTGTTTTAATGTAAAAATTTTTATTTTTAAATTTGCAGTTTTTAAACTATTATTTGCACCATCCGTATTTATTTCTAAAGATGTTATTATTGGTTGGGGAACTCTTCTATTGGTTTCACCTATTACTTTTATTTCTGCTCCTGTAAAATCATGTCCTACAATAGTTGCGCCAGTACTATATACTTTTTCTTTATTTATTTGATTGGATATAATACATCCTTTATAAGTAGTTTTACCTTTTGTTGTAGTACCATTTATTATATCTTTTATTTTATTACCATCGATTTCTCCATTTTCAGTTTTTGCCGAATCATCTGTTGCTATCGCAGTAGATGATAATACTACAAATGGATTAGCAAGAGCAACTAGTTTTTTATTTGCTGCTTGTTCTCTTCTTTTTAATTTTTCCTCCATCCATTTGTCTAATGGTTTGATAAATGGAAATCCCATAACTTATTTATTTATTTTTTTAAAATCATTTAATATTCTACCCAAATCATTTGGTATTCTTAATTGTATACCTTCTTGTACATAGAAAGATGCGTCATTAATATTGTTTGCTACTGATATAATCCACCAAAGAGATGGTTCGTTATAATATTTATTTGCTAATAAGTCTAATCTATCACCGGCTTGTGAAATTATATACAAATCATTATCCGATGGTTTTATTCTTGGATAAATTGTAGATGATAAATAATTTTTACCAATCTTAGTTTTCAATACTTCGTTATATAGATATCTATTACTCATTTATATTTTTTATTATTTTGATATATTGGTTAAACCATCAAAATTATATTTAAAAACTTTTGTATTGTTTCCATCTTTAATTTCAGGTTGTTCTATTATTTTCATACCAAATGATACGTTTACAACACTTGGATATGGTTTGTCCTTTGGGTCTTGTGAATTACTTGCCCATACTACATTATCTTCAATACTTGTAGATAAACTTTCAATAAATCCAAACATATTTTTATATAATCCACCCAAAGTTAATTCAATAAAATTACCACTATATGCCAATTGACTATGATTGTAAGCCTTTCCTTCTTTATCTTTGGTTTGATATGTCATAGTAGTTATCTCATCATATGGAAATACCAATGATTTTAATTCATTTAATTTTTGTATCATAATTACTTTTTCTGTCGAAGTAGTATAATACATTTTTAATTCAAATTTTAAACTTCTTTCTACACCATTGTATTTATAACTTTTAAATGGTGAACCCAAATATTTAAAATCACTCCATTCAGGTGTCAAATCTTCACTAATTCCAGTTATTGCTCCTGGAAATACAATTGAATAATTTTTACCATATGGTTTAATTATTAAGACAGTTTGTTGGCCGTCGGTTTCGTCTATATTTTTTAATAACTCCTCTTTTAATGTAGCATCATCTTTATATGATAGAGTATTTAATATATCTTGGTTTATTAAATCAAATTGAGATGCTCTTAATCCTTTTTCTCCAGAAGATGCCCATGCTCCTGCATTATTTTCAGAATATTTTTCGTTAATCCCTGAGTATATAATATCCTTACCTTCTCTTTTCTCTAATTTTTTTCCACCCTTTCTTACAAAATATGAAAAATTCTTTGGTGTTGCATTATTATTTGGATTTCCATTATCATCTTTAAAATAACCAGGATTATAATATTCAAATTTAGGGTCAGATGGATTTGTTGCAGTATCTTTTTCAGATTTTGAACCTGCGTTTGTAGCCGTTCTTTTTTTAGTTAATTTGGTAATACCTTTATCAACCATCTTACCAATTTCTTTCTTAGCTTGAGACATTAACAATCCAATTGCTTTGTCTTTCATATCATTTGGAGTTCCTTTTAATGCACCGGCATACCAAGGAATTTCTGCAGGTGCTCTTGATACCCAATAACTATTTCCCGCTTTTACTGAATTTATTAAATCAGAATGGTTTTGAAACTTTTCTTGTCTAAGGCCTGTTTTATCAATTGCTCCTTTGGCATTAGGGTCTTCAAATATTGTATCCGATGGTCTATTTGCAGTTCCACCCATAGCAGCTGCTAAATTAAATCCTTTTAATGGTTTTGGTGTTGTTGATTCATTATAATATGCACTTTGAACCGCCAACCCTCTTTCAAATGGATTACTAAGTTGTTTTTCTAATCTATATAGTTCCGAACCATATATTATTGGTAATTTTTTTAATAATAAAGTTCTAGGGCCACCTGTTAATCTATCTTGTAATACAAAGTTTTTCAATTGAGTTCCAAAACTTTTATCTTTGTTTGGTTGTTCAACTCTTAAACTCTTATATTGGTCACTTTTAAATAATTCTTCTATCGTTGGCATTTTACTTAATTATTTTACGCAGTTTTTGCATATGCAATTGCATCTAATTTATTTATTGTACTTCTAACGCCAGTTGCATCAATTGTAATTGGTTTACCTTGTGCTGCTGCCAATTGTTCTATTCCGGTAAGAATTGCGTATGATGCTTTTGTATTTTCATTTGATATCTTTGCTTGGTAATCATATTGTTTTTTAAATATAATACCTCTAGTATCATCATTAGTTGCTATTTTTTCGGTTGCAGCTGTTGTAGCAGCTTGTGCTGGTTGCCATTGTTCCAATGCTCCGGCAAACATAGGCATTGACTTTAATGCAGATGTAACAGCTGGGTCACCTGCTTGAACTCCTGTTTTTGCAATGGCCGTTCCTTCAGATGTAAGTTTAGCAATTCGTGCTTCTAATTCTTGTTGCTTTTTATCGTTTGCATCTACATTTGCTTTTTTATCATTATAAGAATTACCACCCCAATCTACCATTCTTGCAAATGGAATATTTCTACTTCCCCAATTACCTTCACCAGTTTTACCTTCACTTCTTGCAGTTTTTAATGCATTTAATTCTTTTTGTGCTGCATCTATTTCCGCTTTCTTAGCTTCACCTGCTTTATAAAATGCACCTTGGTCACTAACTAATTTATTAATTTCTTCAGTTGACATGACCTGTCCTTTTGCAACTTTTTGTGCAATATCCGCCATTGCCATACCCGCATTATCTGCATTTAATATTCCTTTTTGTACCAAATCCATTACATACGCCTGAGATTGTTTGCTATTTGCACTAAATTCGTTCATAGCTTTTGTATATTCAGGACTACCTTCAGGACCTCCTTTAAAATTATCTTTAAATGTTTTTGCTGCGTCTTGGAATAAATTATTTGTCAATTTACTTGCAGATTCTGCTTGCATTTCTGCTACCGCCAGTGCCACTCCTTGTTCACTATCTAATTTTGCATATTTAATTCTCCATTTAGCTTCAATTGCAAGGTTTTGTAAACGTTGAGATTGTTCTATGAACAACATACCTTTACGTTGGTCTTGTTCAAACTTCATCATTTTTTCTTGATGAGCCAAATCCATAGCCAACTTTGCAGCTTCATTTGATATATCTTGTTGTAATGCACCATTTGCAATTGCTGCACCGGTCTTTTTTGCATTTTTTTCTTCTAATCCTCCCTTTGTATCACCCGCGCCACCCTGTTGTAGTGACATTAATTGGTCAATATCCATACCGGTTGCTTGAGACAATTGTTGCTTTTGGAATGCATTCATTGCACCTACATCTTGTCCACCTAATGAATTTCTCAATGCTTCTGCGGCGCCGGCTTGGTCACCACTCATCAATTTTGCTCTTGTTTCTGAAAGGTCTACATTTTGACCCAACATAGCCGATAAACTCATTTCGGCTTTAATACTATCTTTATAATTAAGAACCATTGAATCCGATGCTTTCATCATCGTACTCATTGATGTTCCCATCTTATTTAGTTGAACCGCTTGTTTTGCAAAGTTCTCTGCAGTTCCACTACTGAATTTATATAGTTCAGCAGATGAATCCGTCATATCTTTCATAATAACAGATGCCATCACACCATTCTTATCTGCAAATGCTTTAATTCCGGCAGTTAAATTTGTTCCGGTCTTTAATGATGTTTTATTCATCAACCTAAACATATTACCCATGCTCAATACATCTTCTGCACTTGCACCTAATAATTTTGATACACCTGCAGCAGCTGCAGACATTCCTATCATATCTTTAACCGATGCTCCTAAATTTTTACCTACCGATGTAATTGCACTTAATACTGCTTCGGTTGAAGAACCAATTGCATTCAATGCTCTTTCTCCAACTCCAATATATTTTCCAAAATCTTTCATTCCACTCATAAAGAGTGTTTTTCTTCTAGCATGCTCTGCATCTATATTTTGCATAGCTTGTTGATGTGCAAAATCTATCCATGCTTTTTCTTTTGTGAAACGCATGTTATATTCATCCTTAACCTTATCATTTTTGAAATTTATATTATCTTGTTCAACACCCTTCTGCCAATCCATCATATCTCTTCTCTGTGCAAACTCCTCTTTAACTGGTTCTACCAAATTAAAATCAGCAACCATCTTTCGGTATTGCTTTGTTCCCTTAAACGATTCCGTTACTCCTGCTTTATTAGCACCTGCACCACCAAAGAAAGTGGATGCATCCGATAATGTTTGTGTAAATTTACCTGAATCAAAATAGTCAACTATTTGCATACCAATTTGGAATGCAGCTCCTATTGGCCCTGCAGCTTTCATCAGCATACCTGCACCTTTCATAATACCACCACCAAGTCCACCTAATAGTTTACCCGCTGCTCCTTTACCTGCTGCAAATTTGTCTACCTTACCACCCAATCCTCCTCCACTTTTGGTAAATTTCATAACTTGGCCCGCATCCAATCCAACTTTACCCATTGCATCTTTTGCACCCATTCCCTTTGCTCTTAATTCTTTATAATCTGCAAATTTTTGGTTTCCTTGTCCTGTGGCTTTATCTGTGAATCTATTAATTGCTTTATCTACCTTTGCTTGTCCAAATAACTTTGTAAGGCTTGTTTTCAAACTAGGTGCCAATCCATCAAATAATTTAGTGACACTTGCAGTTATTTTGTTTCTATCTAATATATTTTCTGCCATTTTATCCTTTCCAGGAACAGCAGATGGTTTATTTGATTTATTTGATTTTTTAGTATCGTCAGTTTGTTTTTTTCTGTCTTTACCATCGGTTTTAACCGTTTCGGTTAATTTAGTTATAGAATTAACTAAATCTCTTTTTATTATAACACCTAAATCCTCTAATTGAGTACCTAAACTCTTAGTATTCATGTCGAGAGTACCAACACTATTTTGTAATGCTTTTAACTCTTTATCCTCATTTGTACGTTTTCTTACTATGGCCATTGGTCTTATGGTAATTTATCTTATATAAATATAAAATATAAAAATTACTTTCGTCTTACTTTACCACTATTAGATTTGTTCATAGCTTTTTCGTATGATTCGGTTTCTTCTTCTTTCGCACTGATTAGTTCTCTATAATAAAATTCCCTCAATTTGACGGGCATATAGTATAGGTCATGCCAATTAAAACCACCATTAGCATAGTATATCATTTGAAAAATTCTCTTATGAAGAGAGGTTGAGTAATTACTCGGAAGGATAAAAAAAGTCCACCCCAATTGGCACCCTTAACGCCTCCTTATCGCCGGTAAAAGGTGATGTATATTCAAATGTGAAATCTACATCGGGTGTCATATCTTTAATATAATTTCTTAAAGCCTTTGAGTCTTGTATTTGGAATTGATTTATTACAAAATTACTAATATATCCTAAATCTCTATTACCATTTATTTCAACGATAATTCTTCTCCAACGTGTAGTAATTTCATTAGATTGTTTAAGTGTTTTTTCTGATGCCTCAATATCTTTATTAATTAATATTTCATCACCATGTGTTAATAACTTAAATTTAATTGGAGTTTTTGATTTTGGAAGAACGAAATCATATTCGTTTTCTCTATTAAATAAACTTTCATTTACTTCTTTTGTAGATAATTTAGCCATATCAACTTCAACATCTACTGATTCATTTTCCTTTGGGTCATTTACGGATACATTATATATAGGGCCGTATGCTAATACTCTAGATGCAACTAATATTGCATTCTTGTCACCAATCAATAAATCGGATACATTGACACTTGTGTCAACTACAATAGATTCTAATAACCTATCGATTTGTACTCCTTTTCTAATTAATGCAGCTGATGTAAGAATATCTTCTTCTTTTGCAGTTAATAATTTTACAGTAACATATCCTTTTGATAACGGGTTACTTTCAGGATATACTAATCCTTTTGATGGTAATGAAATTTCTTCGGTTGCAAATGGAAATGACTTAGGTTGTCCGTATGATGGATTTGAAACCAATCCTCTTGTAACTCCTTGTTCGATGTTTTCGCTCATAATATAACTTTTGTGTTTATTATATATATCAGTTTTTTAAAAAAATAAAAAGGGGATAACATTTCTGTATCCCCTTGTTTTTATAATTTTATTTAGATTAGTATTCTAAGATAGCGTAATCATAAGATAAAGTCAACTCAATTGAAAGTGGGTCATTTGATGCCCAATCCAATTCACCAAAGTTTGCTGATGTGATAAATGCACCTTTTAAAGTCCATTGTTCAATCTTATCACCTACTGGCCCTAATAGGAAGAATGTGATATCTTTTTTATAGAACGCAGAGTAACCATCTCTACCTGTTAATGACTCATGTGAGGTTCTAATCCACTCCATAACTTGTTGTGCACCTGAAGGTACAATTGGGTCATAAAGAGTGATAGTTACATCATCCCAAGTTGATTTACCTTTCAACTTTCTTTTAACGTTGATATGGTCTAATTCTACAACTTCCGATGTGAATGTTGGTCTCGCTGCTGTT